CCGCCCGGCAGACTATCAGCTGGTGAGCGTGCAGTGCCGGGGCGTGGCCAAGCAGGCCAGCAAGAGCATGTGTGTGCTGGCAGAGGTGCTGTACTACCTTTCCCCTGACGGCGTGATGGCCTGGGACGGCAGCCTGCCGGTGAAGATCAGCGGCGGACTGGACAACACCTGGCTGATGAACGTGCGCGGGGCGGTGGGCGGTGTGCTGGACACCCGGTATTACCTGCATCTGCGGGTGCCGGGCCGGAACGAGACCCGGCTGCTGGTCTACGACACCGAACGGCGGCTCTGGCACGAGGAGGACACGGCGGCAGAAGAGAATGCTTCCGGCTGGGCAATGTGCTCCACGGGGCGGCAGCTCTACCAGTGGGACGGCGTGAACCTGTGGGCAACCGAACCGGAACGGGAGGCCGACCGGGACACCGACACAGCAAAGGCGAATTTGGAACAGAAGGTGGGCTTTGAGGCTGTGAGCGGCGACATTGGGTTGAACATCCCGGCAGACAAGTACATCAACCGGGTGTTTCTGCGAGTGGATGCCCTGACGTACAGCGTTGTGGAGCTGCAGGCCAGCTATGAGGGCGGGGCCTGGGAGACGCTGGGCCAGGCAGCCGTTCTGAACAAATACACCCGGGTCAACCTGCCCTTTGTGCCGGAGCGGCACGACACTATGCGGCTGCGGATCAAGGGCACCGGGCAGATCGCGGTGCGGAGCATTGCGTTCAGCATGGCAGAGAGCCGGGGCAACCGGGTGGCCGGAGGGGAGCCGAAGAGATAGCCCTGCTTAGAGGAAGGAGATTTTATATGGCAGATATTACGAGGCTTGGCGAGATCGCCATGCCGAAACTGAGTGAAAATATGGCCCCGGAGGACAGGCGGAGCATCAACAATTACCTGATGCAGCTGCGGGACCAGATGATGTACATGATGCAGAACCTGGACGAGACGAACTTCAGCGACACCATGCGGGACAAGCTGGTGGCCATGGGGCTGAAGGTGGAGTAACCCTCTCAGCGCGCAATGCACCTGCGGTGCAGTTGCTTGCAGCTCCCCCGAAGGTGGAGCCTTGCTTAGAGGAATGCGAAGACGAAAGGAGACAGTGAGAAGATGGCAAGAGGAGAATGGTGGGAGTACCTGATTCCGGGCCACAATGTGGGGCTGATGGTAGGGGATGTGTATGACAGCATTACCGGCAACAGCGAAAAGAATGCGGGCACCGGCGTGTTTGGAACCAGAAAGAACGATTCCAACAGCTACCAGTACGCCCAGAGCAATGACCGGGTGACCACGGCAAAGAACAATCTGGATTACATCAAAGGACAGAAGCCCGGGGAGTATCAGAGCGAGTACGGCAGCCAGATCAGCGGCACGCAGAGCCAGCTGGACAAGATGAACCGGGACGGCTTTTCTTACGACTACACCAAGGACGCAGCTTACCAGCAGTACAAGAACCAGTACACCCGGGGTGCGGAGCTGGCCAGCGAGAACGCTGCCGCCAATGCTTCGGCCCGCAGCGGCGGCTACGGCAACAGCTGGGGCACTTCCAGCGGGCAGACGGCCTACCAGAGCACCATGAACGGGCTTTCGGACGTGGCAGACAGCTTATACAACCAAGCCTACAACGAATATGCCACCAAGAAGAGTGATCTGAGCAGTCGGCTGAGCTCTTTGCAGCAACAGGAAAAGCTGGCGCAGGATGCTTACAACACCCGCCTGAACAATTACTATGGCCAGCTGAACAGTGCTCAGACCGAATATGCCAACGCGGTGGGGGCCAACCAGAAGAAGGATGCGAACAACACCAACTTCTGGGGGAACGTTTTGCAGGTCGGCGCAAGCATGCTGCCGTGGGTGCTGAAAGCGCTTGCTGCGATCTGAAGACCGGTGTGTGGCAGAAGAAAAGGAGAACGACATGTTATTTGATACCTTACGGAGAAAGAACCAGGCGGAACAGGAAGAACGGGAATGGAATGCCAACCGCCCGGCGGACTATGTGAGCCGGAACAAGGACGCGATGGACAGCCTGACCGGGCAGATCGGCAGCGGGTTCGACTGGGACACCGGCAGCAAAGCCTACCAGCAGTACCGCGCCCAGGCCCAGGCCAATGCTGCCGCCAGCGCGGAGAACGCCCAGGCCAACGCGGCGATGCTGGCGGGCGGGTATGGCAGCAGCTACGCCGACAGCGTGGCAAAGCAGGGCCAGCAGCAGGCGCTGAGCGGCATTGACAATGCGGTACCAGGCCTGAGAGGCCAGGCACTGAGCGAATACCAGAACCAGCAGAACGACCTGCTGAGTGCCCTATCCGGCATGGCCAACACCGAGGCGCTGGACCGCAGTGCCTACGGCAGCAACTTTGCCAACTACACGGCGTGGCAGAATTTCCTTGCCAACCAGAGCGAACAGGCCCGGAACGAGAACGACAATTACTGGAACAACCTCTGGAACACGGTAAAGAACATCGGCTCGGCGGCCCTGACGGCCTACGATGGGTACAAGGGGTACACACAGCAGCAGTGGGAAAATGACTTTGCCCGGGAACAGTGGGAGTACAACAAGAACCGCACCGACCAGAGCGATGCCCTGAACGCCTACCAGAAGGCGTTCAACCTGTACACCCAGGGCGCTGGGGATGCGGCCAGCGACGTGCTGAACCGGTACGGCCTGAACGCAAACGCTTTTGCCAACTACAACGGCGCACCGGTGACCCGGGACGATCAGGCCGGTGTTCTGAGCACCGCGGCTTCTCTGGTGGCAAGCGGAAATCAGGAAGCAGCGGCCAACCTGCTGAAGATGTACGGGCTGGACAGCAATGCAGCCGGTTCCTATGGCACCATTGCAAAACGTCAGCTGGCGACCCAGCTGGCAAAGGCGGCAGCTACGAAGAGCAGCAGAAGTTCGAGAAGTTCCGGCGGATCCAGCAAGAGTGGAAGCGGGTGGACAAACAGCCAACTGCTGACGGCGCTGGGTAAGTATCAGAGCATGAAGGATGATGACCCGACCAAGAGCGTCTATGCGAACATTCTGGCCAGCGCCGGAATGCTGCCGGACGGTGACACGGGCACAACAGCAGCGACCGGAACTGGCAGCGGGCTGATCGCCCCGCTGGCGAATCCGAACAAGTGGGCCCTGCCCGGGGGAACCACGGGAGGGAGCACGGGTAAGAGTACCGGAATGCCGTACAGCAACGCCCTGAGCTATGCAAAGGGGTGGAGTGCAGAAGGGGTGGATTCGGATACGATCTATGCCCGGCTGGTCAACATGGGTATAAATGATGACGTGGCGGCCAAGGTCTGGAATGCGATGGGATGGTAAGGAGAACAAAAATGGCATGGACAGCAGAACAGATGGCCCAGAAGCGGGCCAAACTTCAGAAAAAAACCAATGCCGCTGCTGGCGGGGCAGAACCCCTCAGTCAGCGCAAGAGCGCTGACAGCCGCAACCCGTTAGCCCTTGGCAGTACGGGAAACTCTGTGTCGGACAATAGCGATTCATGGACGGCGGAAAAAATGGCCGAAAAACGTGCGGCACTGCAAACCCAGAAACAGCAGACGGGCACCGACCTGTATTCCACGGCGCTGGAGGATTACCGGACAAGGAACAACCTGGGCTTTGCGGATGCCATGGACAGCCGGAGCGACGAGCTGAACCGGCAGAAGGTGACAGTGAGCCCGGCGGGGAATACTCTGGGAACGTGGTACGGACAGCAGGCCCAGAAGCTGAAGAACAGCTATGCGGAGTACAGCCAGCCGGAGGCCTTTGACCAGGCCAACCAGTGGTTTGACCAGCCTCGGAATCAGGAGCTTGTGAACATGCTGCTGGAAAAGAAGAGCAATTATACCAGCTATGCTGAGACCGGCACCAGCAGAAACGGGGCCAGCGCCGGGGATGGCAGCATCGACCCCTTCCGCACCACGGGAATCAAGGGGAAGGTGGGCAACACCTACAGCACGGCGGACCTGAAAAAGCTGGGGTACACGGACACGGAGATCCGGCAGGCCAGGGAGTATCTGGACACCATGGAAGAAATCCCGGAGTGGAAGCAGCTGGCCCGGCGGACGGCAAACACCGTGGGCGGCGTTGCGGACACCGTGGCCGCTGCCCCGCTGATGGGTGCGGAGTACCTGGTGCAGGCCGGAAAGAACATCCGGCAGAGCAGCGAGAACCGGAAAGCACTGGAAGCAGAGCTTGCCCGGAACCCCCGCGAGAAGAACCTGTATGACCAGCTGATGGAAACTGACATGGACTACCAGCCCAAGTACAGCACCGGCGACCTGTTGCAGCAGGGATTTACCCGGCAGGAGATCGAGGACATGCGCAGCCGCATTGCCGGAACGGAAGCAAAGGGTGGCATCGACACGGAGAAGAGCGTGGGCTACCAGCTGTACAACCGGGGCCAGCAGCTGACGGGCGCGGCCCAGAGCGGCCTGACCGATGTGCAGCGGACCGTGCAGGGCGTGGCGACCAGCGCGGCAGAGAACCTTGCCGTGGCTGCCATCAACCCGGCGGCGGTGCTGCCGGTGCTGAGTGCCCAGGGCGCTGCGGATGCCATGGGCAAGAGCGCGGCCAAGGGCGAAAGCGCAGGCAAGGCGCTGGTGGGCGGCGTGGCCAAGTTTGGCGCAGGATGGGCCATCAACAGCGTGGGTGCGGCTAATCTGGCGCAAACCATGGGCAGCGATTATGCCAAGGATACCGTGGCGGGGCAGATCGCAGACTGGGTGCAGGGGCTGGTGGGAGATGCGCCTTTTGCAAAAGCGCACCCGACTGTGGCAG